CTGTTTGACCCCACGGCATATCGCCCCAACCGAAGCGGGACCAACCGCCGATTGGAACGATGATATCTGCCATTAGGCTATCCGGATTATAGCGTTACTTGCGTCCGCTGTTGGGAAAACAATGGTGAAATCCCCTGCCGTTGACGTTTTGTCCGCGCCGAAGTCCAACACTACAACCGACGGATTGGTTACCGAAATAGAGGTAGTGTTTGGAGTTGTATTATATATAAGCGCCCCACGTGCAGTAATTGTTGCCGTGGAGAAAGTTTCGTCTTGGAAGTCGGTCAATGCCGTAGTTCCAGATGAAGTGGGGTCAACATTGGTCAATGCCCCACCGCCTGCGCTATACCCCGTGCCACTTACCTCATTAGAGGTCGTGTAAGCAGTAGTAGACGCATCAAACGAGGCGCTGTTTGTATATAGAGCAATTTTAAATGTATCGCCGTTGGCGAGATCAAAGTCGTGGACACCGTACAATAGCTCCTTCTTGAACGATGTACACATGAAGTTTCCAGAAAAAGCCATGTCACATTCTCCTTATAAGTTCCGCAAGCTCTGGGTGCCCTGCGTCTGTGAGTGCATTATATACCGTAGTTCTGTCACTTTTAACAGCTTCACGTAAGTAGAAACCTACCAACTGTACGATCCGCTTTCTAAACGCATGTGCCTGCGCTTGTATCGCAGGGTGCGCCTCATCTGAAACAGAAATGATTTTATCTGCACACCGTTCCGCTATTTCTTCTGGCGTAAAGCCACGGTTTTGAGTGGTGTGTACCTCAATGCCAAAATCGTTTGATATCTCTAGTTGGGGAATCATGATCTAGGTATCCTTATCGATCCATAACGATACTCATCTATCGTTTCTTGAGCCTCGCCCAAGTTCTTCAGTCGGGACACAGCTTCTCCGTATCTCTGCGTGTACATCTGCATAAGGTTCATGTCCCCTTTCATGTATGTATACGCTTCAACTAAAGATCCGTAAAGCAAAGCTATCTCGGCATTCGTGCTTAACCAACTGGTGCCGCTGTCTGCTCCCGCAGTCAAAGAAGCAGGCCGATACAAGTAATGAATGTCTACTGTAAAGTTAGCGTTGGGAGTCGGAGCTAGAATAAAGTTATCAACATCAAACTGAGCATAGTATTTTGGTTGCCCCGTTGTCGTCGGGTCGGGCGTGTATGTTTGAACAAAGTCTAAGTCCTTAAACAACAGGAACTCTGCGGCCCCACTTACATCAATACTCAAAGAAAACGGAGCCAAGAAATCACTAGGCGCAGCCAAATACTGGTTGCCACTCGTCATAGTTCCGGCTTGGTTTTTTTGGAACAAATTCAACTGCACACTTTTAAGAATCCGCTCTTCTGCTAAACGAATAAATAAAGGCAGGTTATTCACAAACGTTGTTTCGTCGTTTTCTGTGTAATCTTGTATCGCGGTCTTCAACTCGCCGTATGTCATTGTCATGTCGTCACCGTCACTGTGCCCACCGAACCTACAGCCACTAAGTTATTAGGCGGCGATAAGCCTTCAATCTGGTTAAATCCTACAGGATTCCAACCGTATTGGGTAGCCCTTTGCTCCGGCAAGCCACTCTCCGGTCTTGGATTTCGCAAGGCTTGAGGATCAGGAGAAGCCTTCGGGGGAAATAATTGTGGGTGCTTGGGATCAAACTCGTCTGGACCAACCTTTGCGCCAGTCCACTCTACCCTCATCTCACGAAGACGGTAACGGCGACCAGACCGATCAGATATTCCCCATGCGTGTTTCCCCGAAGCGTATGCCATTAAACCCTCAAATACTGAATGCTAGGCTGCAACTTCAACGGAACTCTGTCTTCGTCCTCGTCCGCTGCACGTTGGAACTCTTCTTCGTACACAGACTTTAACAACTGAAGTCTTTCCGGAGCTCGTTTCATCGCAAGATAGTAAGCAAGACCAGCAACCATACAAGGATAAAACCTAAAAGGCATGTCAGTAGTGTTGACAAGAGTATCCGCGTCCTCAATCCGCTGCACATAGTAATAAATAATTTGATCTGTCGAGTTCTCAGGAACTGCCCACAAGTTAATAACTGGATCAATCTGACGATTAAACCAAAACTGACTTGGTCGTCCTTGCGTGGTTTTGTTCGGCAGAGTTACATAATCCCCCCGACTGATCCGCTCTACTTCATAGTCAGTATCACCTCTGCGAAGAACAATCTCCAAAACATCCACAACGTCCGCCGTCAAAGTTTCCTGCGCTTGACCTTGCGTAAGAGTGATCGTTCCCTGCTCAACGGTCCACATGTTGATCCCACGGTTTGCCCAGTCCGCAAACATCAGGTTCAAAGACCGACGTGCCGTCCGAGCATCATAACCAGTGCGAACCTCTAATCCGCACCGCTCATATGCTTCCTCGATTATCTCACCGACATCGAGATTAAAGTCTCTTGAACCTGAAGTTGCCATATTTCTAACTCATATGTGGATTTTGATTTGTTTTCACGCTAACGCAGCCGCCGTTGGCATAACCAACTTTGCCTCCACGCATCATCTTAACAGGGCCTCCGCGCATCATGCCGTTCACTTTACCTCCGCGCATCATGCCTTTAACTCCACGTCCTTTAAGGACGTCTGCTTGTGTTACTTTACCGTCTCCGGTTAAATCAGGGAAATTTTTACCTGGCATTTTATACACTCCTGTTTCTACGGCCTAAGATGTGCCGTTCATAATCTTGTGGGTCATAGTTCGTATAATACCCTAGTTTTTCTAACTTTGCAGCAGCGTTTTCTAATTCAGACCAACGCTGTATAAAAACAATGGCATGCTCTCTCAAATACGCAAGCAGCCATATGTCAATTCCTACTGACGCAAAAAACTTGTTGAGCGCCATACACTCTTCTTCTAATCGATCATAGTCGTAATCGTAGTCATAATCAAAGACCATCGTAACTTTGTATCCAGTGTTGAAAAACTTAGATGTCTCGTGCAGAACATCCGCCCACAATCCATCCGACACTAAAATTTTTACTTCATGGTTTTGAACCGCAGGCAAAGCAAAAGGACAGGCCGCTACACCGTTAGTATGCGCGGTAGGCCTTGATAGTTCTTCTGCCCATTCTCGTATCAATACACTCTCACCAATCCGCCATCAGCTTTTTTGTTCTTCCAACTTATTCTCTTTGACGACTTTTTCTTCTTAGAAGCAGACGTACATTGCGCCATAGTAGGCCGACACGCTGGGTAACTTTTTCTCTTCTCACCCTTTTTACGACCACAAGGCTTTCCTGTTTTACAATCAACCCAGCCCTTACCATCGTTCTGAGAAAACCACTCCCGAAGAGAGTTTTTCTTTTTCTTTGCCATCAGAAAGTCCTCGTGCTTTTACGCCTGCTTTCCTCCACGCAGCCGCAGCCCGATGCAATAATTCCACCATTCTTATATCGATTACGAGCAGGACGTTTGGGATTATCTACTGATGCAATCAAACCACCGTCAGCTTTCTTTGTCTTGTTACCCCAATTTTTTGCACCAACTTTCCTGCATTTAGAAAGTGCCCCTGAAGCGTATGCGCTGGGCCAAACCTTGTATCGGCTTTTTACTTTGTGGTAACACGCGTCTTTTTTTGTTTTTGACTTTTTTGCCATTAGTCTTCACCTCTGGAGGCTTGGAGATTTGAAAGGGCATCTGTCCACGACTGATCATAACTTGCTTGCCTTTCTGTCAAACTCTCTACTGCTTGAACTAAATGATCTATTTTAACGTCCATGACTTCTGTGCGTTTGTCTACCGTAAGTAACGTCGAAATCATCCACACAAGACCCGCAGATCCTAGTGTTAAACCTGTGCCCCAAAACAAAAGCTGTACGTTCTTATCCATTCTACTTACCACTGCTTACATGACCAATACTTGGCCTTTAGTTTATCCAATGTTCCCTTGTCACAACCGTGCCGCGCACGAAAGGACTTACGGCGTTCAGGGTTTGACTTCTTGATTGTCATATTGGCGTCCCCGAATCTGACAATCTTTTCTTTACCCTTGTCACAGGCTTTCACAACAAACTTCTTGCCGCCAGACTTCTGACGCTTGGGC